GGGGGAGAACTGACCTCCGTCAGCGCAGCAGCCTTCCCGACGATGTCGCGCACCGCGGAGGCGATCCGACTCGGCGCTTCTGCGATCCCGTAGCAGCAGCACTGCGTGCCCAGACTGTCGATCCACTGGATGCGGACGCTCTTGGGGTGCTCTGGCGGATTGAACACCGCCGTGAAGTTGCCGTTTCCGATGTCGTGGTTCACTTCGCCGCCTCCGTCAACGCCGCCTGCCACCGCACGATCTCCTGCTTCGTCGTGCACCACTGCCCGCCTGACTTGAAGCGCCGCAGGACGACGCCGAACACGCCGGCCGTAGTCCACCAGTAGACCGAGCGCCGGCTAGGCGGCTTGCCGTTGTGCATCGTGGGGAGGTGACGGGCGAGGCAGGAGACGCGCACAACGTCCTCGCCTGCCCACCATGCCGAAGCCATCGAATTGCTCGTCATTGCATCCGATAGCACACGGTAGCGCAGTATATGCGGTCAACGGGTGTACCCGTGTTCACGCGGTGAACAGAACGCGCCATTGGTGGCTGCACCATGGCCATCACCGTCACGCTCACGGCTGACTCTCCCGACGAACTGTCCGAACCTCTGCGCAAGGTCGCGAAGGAGGCAAACGGAAAGTTCGTGGTGTCGGGATTGCCCGAAGGCTACGCCGTCGAGGACGTGAAGGGCCTGCGGTCGACGGTGCAGCGCCTCCGTGACGAAGTGAACACGGAGAAGTCGCGGGCCGGCCAGCTTCAAGCGTTCATCGACGCCGGCCTCACGCCGGAACAGGCCAAGGAAGCAGCCGACGCACTCGGCAAGCTCAAGGCCGGCCAGCTCAAGGGCAACGAGGAGATCGAGGCCTTCAAGCGTTCGGCCAGCGAGAAGTACGCGGCCGAGACCTCGGCGCTTCAGAAGCGACTGCAAGAGCGCGAGGGCGAACTGCACGAGACGCTCATCCGCAGCAGTCTCGCCCCCGTCATCGCCGCGAAGGGCGGCAGCGACGCCATGGATGCGATCATGGTGCTCGCGCGACAGAACATCCGCGTGGTGGAGGACCCGAACACGAAGCGCCTGCGACCGGTGGTCGTTGGCCCTGACGGTTCCACCCTCACCACGAAGAAGGTCGGGTCATTGGACCCGATGGGATTCGACGAGTTCATCGACGGCATGCGCGAGTCGCCTGCCACGAAGGGCTTGTTCGCAGTGCGGAACGCCGGGGGATCCGGCTCCACCAGTCAGAGCGGCGGTGCCGCGCGGGCTGGAGGCCAGGACAGCTCAAAACTGTCCGCGAGGGAACGGATCCAGCGAGCCAATGAGCAAGCAGCCGCACGAGCTGGCGGTCAGTGAGTCGCGATCCCTCGCGGGAAACACGCGAGGATAGCAAGTGGCACTGACCGTCATCGAAATGGCCCGCATCGCCGCAAATGGCGGCGAAGACAAGAAGTCGGGCATCCTGGAGACGTTCGCTCAGCAGTCCCAACTGGTGAGTGCGATCTCCTTCCGCCCCATTGCGGGCAACGCCTACAAGTGGACGCGAGAGGCTTCGCTCCCTGCGGTCGCATTCCGCGCCGTGAACGAAGGCTACACCGAGTCCGCGGGCACGACTGAGGAGCGCACCGAGACGCTGAAGATGATCGGCGGCGACCTCGACGTCGACAACTACATCGTCAAGACCGGCGGCGCGCAGACGCGCACGACGCACGAGATGCTGAAGGTCAAGGCGCTCGCGCAAACCCTCGGCTACACGATGGTCAAGGGTTCGGTCACGTCGGTCGGCGGCGCGACCGCGGACCCGAAGGCGTTCGACGGCCTCCAAGCTCGCTACGGCTACGGCTTCGGGAGCAACGCGGTCAGCACGACCGGCCCCAACGCCGGCCAGCTCGTCGCCAATGACGGAGCGTCCAACGCTCTCAGCATCGCCAAGCTAGACGAAGCGATCCTCAAGGTCGACCGCCCGACGCACATCCTGATGCCGAAGATGCTCGCGGTTCGCCTGACGACCAAGCTGCGCAACAGCTCGTCGATCAGCACGTCGCGCGACGAGTTCGGCCGCATCGTCACCCAATACAACGGGCTGCCGATCCTCTACGCGGATGCCAACGGCGATCAGGCCGGCATCGCGTTCGACGAGCACAACAGCTCGACGGCTTCGGCCTACATCCTCAGCCTCGGCGAGGACGGTCTCCACATGATCGACAGCGGCGGCGCTGACGTTCGGGACCTCGGCGAGCAGGATGCCAAGCCCGTGTGGCGGACGCGCGTCGAGTGGTACGCGTCCATGGTCGACGAGTTCCCGCGCTGCGTGGCTCGTCTCTACAACTGCGCCAACATCGCCGCGGTGGACTGAAAGGAGAACATCAATGGGACACTGGAACAACGATTCGATTCTCGACACCGCGACCAAGTTCAAGGATGCGGGCCTGATTGCGGCGACCGCCGTGACGCAGGTCAGCTCTGCGGACTACACGATGGACCTCGGCGCGGCCGGCGTCTACATGGAGGGCGAGGCGCTCGTCGATGTCACGGCCTGCGAAGTGGCGGACGGCAACGAGCTCTACGTCGTCCAGGTGCAGGGCTCGACCACGTCGAACTTCTCGACGGCCTACCAGCTCGCGACGCTGCGCCTCGGTGACAGCTCGGTGACCGGCAATGCGATCGACACGCCCGCTGCGTGCCGCCACTCGCTGCCGTTCAACAACCTGGCGGTGGTCGCTTCCGGCGAGGCGGTCCCGGTTCGCTACATCCGTTTCCGCACCGTGGTGTCGGGGACGGTCGCGACCGGCATCAACTACACCGGCTGGGTCGTCAAGACCTGCTGAGCCTTCGAGGCAAGGGTAGCGCCCCGCCGCGTTGACGGGGCGCAGCAGTCGGCGGCGGTTTGTTCGGCAATGGTGAGCCGTCGCCGGCTGTGTTTCAGAGCAGCGAGCTGAGGACCTAGATGGAAGCGATCCCGACCTACCTCTACTTCGGCGACGTGATGATTACGGGCGGCGCACAGCCCGACACGCAGTTGCCGACGTTGTGGGGCCAGTTCCTCAATAACTACAAGTTCTCGCGCGCGAAGCCGAGCGGCGCAGACGGCTACTCAACGCCGGTAAGCGGGAGCTTTGATCCGTATTGGGACGGATCGTACAACAGCGGCACCGGGGCATTCACTCGCTACCACTACGTCAAGGGCCTCGTCGTCCTCGGCGGCGGCGGCGACAACTGGTTCCAGTCATCCGGCGGCGGCGTGACGCCGTGCACGATGCTCATGGAAGCCCTGTGGGATCGTCACCCGACAGGCTTCAAGCTGCTGAAGTACGCGCAGAACTCGGCTGGATGGGGCTCGTGGAAGCCGGGTGGTGCGGCGTGGATCGCGGCTCGCGCTGAGTGGGACAAGATGGTCGCGGCGGCTGCGACGAACGGCGACACGCTGGACGTCAAGGCGTGCATCATCGACTGCTCGTCGACAGACATCATCGCCGGCAGCCTGACCTACTCGTCAGACGCACAGGCGTTCATCACGGGATTCCGAGCCAACTACAGCAGCTCGGCCCTCATCACGATCGTTTCGCATCGGCCCGACTTCTACCTGCCCGGTGACGGTGCAGCGCAGGCGGCGAGGACCATTCACAAGACGCTGCGCGTGGTGAACGCGAACGTCTCGGTCTTTGACATGAACTGGGCCGAGTTCGGCTTCGACGGCACGACCGGCGGCACGACTCTTGGCCCGAACCAGATCGTCTACGAGACGGTCGACTATCTCGACGCAGGTGTTCGACTCGGCAGGCACATCAACAACCTGCTGTCGAACACGACGCTGGCCGAGACGGAAGGGCCGCTCGCTGTCGACGTGTTCCTTGGCGACTCGAACTTCATCACGTCGTTCATGTCGAGCGACCAGGTCGTCGCCGGCAAGCAACGCAGCCTGCTCGGAAGCGTCGGCGGCACCGAACGTGTCGGCGAGTGGATCTACGACGATCCGAACGAGCAGGTGGTGCCCTACGACGTCCTTGGCACGACGAACTCGACGGGCGCGACGCTGGAACCGTTCTTTGGCCCTGAGTGCACCTTCCTGAAGCGCATGCGGGACAAGGTCCCCACGTCGCAACGGTGCATCTTCAAGTTCGCCATCGGGGGATCTTCGCTCGGCTTCCTGGATTCGGGGTGGGACGCCGTGGAAGCGATGTGGGGTCGCTTCCTGGCCGCGGTGGTGCGTGACACGGGGCGCGTCCCCGACGTCCGCAGCATCAACATCAACTACGGCCACAACGACGGTCTCGCTGCGTCGGGTGCGGCCACGTTCGAGGAGAAGGCCCCGCTTCTCATCGACATGGCGCGCGAGCTGTTCACGACGCGCGCCGACGGCGACCCGGTGTTGGTCAATTGGGTGCAGAACGCGCCGCACGTCGGCAACGGCTGGGCGGCAGGAACAACCGCAGGCGACGCCGCATCGAACGAGGCAGTTCGCCAGCAGATCAAGTCGCTACCGACGCTGCGCGACCGAGTCGTGGTCATCCTCAACGGTGACCCGACGACGAAAAAAGTCACCTACGAGTTAAATCGCGAGGACGACATCCACCTCGGCGGCGAGGCGGTCTACGGCATCGGCTACGCGCTCGCCGACTCGGTGTTCGCCAACGCGTACGAAGGCGGGACGGCGACGACCACGGAAACGACCGTGGACGCGCCGTCTGGGTCCGCCGCCTTCACCGTCGAGACTGGCACCGGATCCGCCAGCGCGAACAGCTACTGCACGGTGGCGTTCGCGACGTCCTACCACGACTCGATCGGCAACCCTTCGCTCTGGCTCGCTGCATCTGACGCAGCGAGGAAGGATGCGCTTCGACGCGCAACGATCGGCCTCGACCTCAAGTACGCA